TATATAAGGGGCGTTAAGTCGTTAAGTCTGAAACGGGTTCCGTGATACCGGCCGACCGTTTCCGCTCGTTATCCGTTGGCTTAACAGTTAACTTAACACCTAACCTTACCTCCGGCAGCCGGTTGCACCCACTTAATCCGGCGCTAAAATAACGAGGGCTGTTGGAACCCCAGGATCCGCTCCCGCATCTCCCTCAAAGGATGGAACTTCTGCCAGGGCATGAGCCAGCAAGGCGATGGTACGGCGGGCGTGGTCGTCTGATCATGCCACTTCTTATATAAGCGGAACTCTTCCCTGGTACACCAGCCTACGACCGCGTAAGTACCGGAGGGAAAATCGGGCCAGACCAGGGCGCCGTACTTGGCCCGGAATAATGACTCCCAGTCCCATTCCTCTATGGGGAACCGGTACCACGGCCTGGTGGTCGTCTTGACCTCGATCCACTCGCCCCAGGGCAGCCGGATATCCCCGGTCTTATCAGGGCCGTCAAAGTCGAAGTGCTCGAACCCGCCCAGCCCCAGGAGCTGCCGGACCACGTATTCCCCGGTGAAGCCGATCAGGTCTATGTCGTAATCCGAGAGCCCGTCGAACTTCCGGTGGGACTTGAGGCCCCGCTTCTGGTTCCGGATGTGCCGCTCCAGGGCGACCTCCTGGCACCGGGTCCGCTCCAGGTCCGTCAAGACCCGCCGTTCGATGTAGTCCATGACTAGCCGTCTAGCGGCTGCCGTCCTGAAGGTTGGATCCGGATCATACCGGCAAGGGCCTGGTTCACCGGCCCCATAGCCCACGGATGGTTCTCACTACGCCCCCACCGGTAGACCGTCCTCCAGTGGACCCCCAGGTGCCGTCCTATCTCCATATAACTGAAGCCCATATCCCGAAGCCGCCGGACCAGATGGGCCGTGTCAGATTGTTCAATCGTTACCATCAAAATCCCCCTTTCGCCCAGTATACACCCGTCCGGGCAGCCTTACACGGAACAGATAAAAAACAATATTTGTAAAGAAAAGGGGCCGAAAAGGGGCCAATTTCGTACCGATTCCCAGATTGGTCCCATTTTAGCCTCCAAACTATGTACATTTTGTACAATCCTACCTATAATGGTTCCATAGGAACCACCCAAGCAGCAACAAAAACAACCGACATATAAGAAAGAGAGCCGGAGGTCGCGAGGCCGGTACGAGTGCAAGGTGCCACGACGCGGCGGCTGACGAAGCCGACCGAAGAGCACCAGCCCAGCGCTTAACAAGTGGGCTAGCCGATTCCCGAAGTCATGATAGACGGAAGGACGAAGGTGAACGGAAACAAGGTGAGGCAGGGGATGGCAACATCCCCTTAAACCGCAAAGCTGGTGCCAAGCCCAGCAAAATTAAAGCGGTGAGGTAAGACAAGATGAAAAACGCAACGCCAATCAATCACGGACGGATCCCCTACCTTTGCAGCGCGAAAACTTCAACCGGTTACTGCACCAACAACGCCGACGTTGTTCTAACTAACGGTCCCATCCTCTGCAACAAACATTACACCATAGACTCCAAAGACCCAGCCGCCGCCGGACGGCGAGCCGCCAAAGCCAACAACGAATAACGGTGAGGCCACCCGCTCCGGCGGGTGTAAACCCCATAACTGGTGCCAAGGCCAGTAAATAAATAAAGGGGTTTGGAGTAAACCATGAAATTCTCAGATCACAGATTCGGAGTGGAAATCGAGTTCAACGTAACCAGAGGCCGCCGACCAGGACAGGGACGGATGAATGAACTAGCCTCTCTTATAAGTGAGGCCGGAGTCCCATGTGTCGCTGAGGGATACAACCACCACACCCGGGAATACTGGAAGATGGTAACGGACGCCTCAGTCCCCAACGGGTTCGAACTGGTAAGCCCTCCAATGAGGGGGCTTGAGGCACGGGAACAGATCCGAACGGTCTGCAGGGTGTTAAAGGAACAAGGCTGCTTCGTAAACATCAGCACCGGCCTCCACGTCCACCACGACGCGGACGGCATGACCGCCAAACAGATGGCGAATGTCGGTGAGATCTACAAACTCCATCAGCCCATCATCGATCTTCTACTGAGCCCAAGCCGACGGGGAGGGATGTATGCAAGGCCGATGGACCACTACCGCCACTGGGAATTAGCGATAGGGGCAGGGCCAAGAACTCCCATGCAACCCAGAGCGTTCGCCGGTGAAGCCAATGGAGGCGGCCGGTATTTCGGAGTCAACTTCACGGCTTACCTGAGGCATGGAACCATCGAGTTCCGACAGCACCAGGGCTCACTCAATCCAACCAAGATCTGGAACTGGATAGTCTTCACCCAGATGATCATGAATCGGGCACGCTCCAAGCAGACCAAAGCCAAACTGTTGAAACCCTACCAGGACATGGACGGAGTCCTCAAGGACTGGTACTTGCTCAAACAGGAACTCAAAGCGGAGATGCTGAAAGACCGTGATGAGATAACCCACGAAGCCATGCAGAACTTGGCCGTCCGTTTGGGAATAGGTGGCCCATCAAGAGGAAACCCGGAAGGCGTTGAGATCGAAGAAGAGAACCGGCAACGACGGCGCCGGACCACAACGCGGAACTAAGGGTGAGTGGCCCGTCCTTCGGGGCGGGTGTAACCCCACAGGCCGGTCACAAGTCCGGCCAAATAAAAGAGGGGTTGGAGCAAACCATGAAACCCAATATGTTCGACGGTTTAACAGTTCGATGGTTATCTGGACAAGATACCCAATGCGAGGCTTTTCTTGGTAGCGATGAAACCCCAACCGTTGAGGACGCGATTCCTTGTTCGGCTAAGGCTGAGGTACTGATCACTTATAACAGCGGAAGAATCGAATCAAGCTGCCACCACCATTACATAACTCGGACGGCAAACCCAAACAGAGAGATCCTGGAATAAGCGTGAGTCAGCCCCGTTTCGGCGGGGCCGTAAACGCCCAGCACGGTGACAAGGCCGTGTCAATCAAAGGCGTTTGGAGGTTCCCATGTGTGGAATCGCTGGATTCTGCCTTGGGCCGGGAAAAGACCGGACTGAGGAAGACTACTCAACTATCCGGGAGGAGTTCACCCGTTTGCTAGTGAACTGCCAGGTCCGGGGCGTGGATGCCGCCGGAGCATTCGTGGTCAATAAAGGGATTGGAAACATCTTCTATTATAAGGCCCCTAAGAAGGCTTCCCGTCTTACCGAAGACGCGCAGTTCCTGTCCTTGATGGACAAGATTGGGCCGGACACCGTGGCGGTGATTGGACATACCAGGGCAGCCACGACCGGCAGCCCGAAGGAAAATTCCAACAACCATCCCATCATTGATGACCCCATCATTGGGGTCCATAACGGTATGATCCGCAACCACCGGGAATTGGGAAGGCTTTACACCAAAGTAGCTGAGGTCGACTCGGCTGCCATCATGGCCCTCTTGAGGGATAGTAGTACGGAGAAACCTTTGACCGTCAACGACCTGGTGACCCGTTTACCGGAACTGGAAGGCGGATATGCCATAGCCGTCGTGGACGCGCGGAAACCTGATGGGATATTCCTGGCCCGGAACAGCAATCCAATCTGCATGACGCGGAACTACAAGCTAGGATATCTGGCCTTCGCGAGTACCGGTGAGATATTACGGGAAACCTTCGGAGAGAAGACCCGGACCTTCCTGATGCCTGCCCATAGCGTCTGCCGTATCGGTAGAGGTTGCATGAAGAAGAAGGTTAAATTCTACGCAGAGGAGGCGGGTGAAGAGCCCGCCCCCATAGAAACCCAAACTAAGATGGAACTGCCTACGGCGACCGTTAAGAAGGGTAAGAACCGCAAGAGCCGTAAGAACCCCAAGTGGCTGATACATGCTAAGAGAAAGATCCATCCTGATGCGGACCTTACCAAAGAATTGCCGGTAGTCAAAGTGGTTTGGATACCCAGTGAAAGGTATGCCGACAAGTACCAGCAGATCTATATGGAAGGAGCCGTTGAACGGAAGGACGGGTACAAACTCCTTGAAGGAACGGACCTCCAGATAACCAAACAATGCACATGCCCAAGCCGTATTCAAGGGAATAATCCTAGTTGGTCTTGTGAGCAACAGGCTTGTGAATGTGACGCCTTTGATTTTACCGGGCTCGGTAACGGTTTAACCGTCCACCATCATGAACGCTATATCTACTAAGAGGTGAGGACAGCCCTTCGGGGCTGTAAACCCCCAGTCGCCGGTTCCAAGGCCGGGGCAAAATTATTGGGGGCGAGGAATATCATGGAACACATTATTCAAGCCATAGACCACGGCAGCCTTCGGTTCCGGGATTGCGGTCCCAAGAACTACGAGGTGTTCATCAAGAACGGGAGGCTAGGCGACAACCAGGTCGAGGTCATTATGACCATCTCCAAGGAGGAGATCAAACGGCTAGCGAAAGCTAGCTAGGGGAGTGGACGGCTCTTCGGGGCCGTTTAACCCGCAGGCTGGTCACAAGCCCAGCTAAATCTAAGGGTTAGGTGTAGACCGAGGAGTAGTCGACATGGCATCACAGCGTGATATTGCCGTGACCGTCGAAACCATTGGCCCAATAACGGCCCAGGAATATCTGAATCAAATGCCCAAGAATAGACGCCTCAGCCAAGCAGGGGTCGATCGGTGGGCCAAGGCTATGAAAGAGGACGATTGGATACCTGAAGCGAACGGACCCATCCGGTTCGATACCGATGGGAACCTGATCGATGGGCAGCACCGCTTGAGGGCTTTGATCGCCACCGGGTTGGCCCTTTCCTTCATCGTGGTGCGTAACGTCCCGCTCGCTGGCCTCTATGTCATGGACCTCAACAGGACGCGCACCCTGGCAGACGCCCTCTATATAAATGGAGAAGCTGATAGCGGAGGCCTGGCAAGTACCATCAACTTCTATTCCGAATATCTCAGGTCCGGCATGGTGCAGAAGATATCCTGGGGTGGAAAGGGCCTCACTATCCCCGAGGCCCTGGCTCTATTGAATGAAGCTCCAGGACTCCGGGGTAGTTTGAAGACCGGACATTCCATGCGCCGGTTCTTCCAAGGAGGAGCGGGCCGGTGGGCCATCGTTCATTATATCCTCAGCGGAGTTGACGCAGAAGACGCCGCGGCGTTCCTGTCCCAACTCTCCACCGGCATAGACCTGCATCAAGCCCATCCGATCCTGCACCTGCGAAGGCGCTTGCTTGAAGACGCTGGAGCGATTCGCAAGCTGCCGATCCGCGACTATACGGCGCTGATATTCAAGGCCTGGAATATGTGGCGGACCGGCAAGACGACCCCCCGAGCTCTTTATTGGCGGGCTGGTGGGCGTAACCCGGAATCCTATCCGGTCCCGGAATAAACACCAGGGGAGTGGCCCCGCTTCGGCGGGGTTAACCCGCGAGCCGGTCACAAGTCCGGCTAATCTGTCGGGTTGGAGGAACCATGATCGAGCCGACCGTGGAATCCATAATGGAAGAGGCGCGGCGCGTCGAAGGCCGAGCCAGGAAGCGGTGCCTGAGCCGTGGCGATGCCAAGGTCTTCGTTGAACTGAGGGAGGAGAATCCCGGGAAACGGGTCCGGGTCTATTCCTGCCAGGGCTTCGTGCCCAATGCCTATACCTATAGGGTAGAGATAACCTACGTGGAGTGTGGCCCCAGCGGGTCGATCGTCGTAGGGCGGGACGGAGCGCAAAGGCCGAACGGCCGCGGATCCCTTCGGACCGTGGGCAACCGCTCTGCTGATTTGGGGTAATTATTAAATGATGCAAACAACATTAAGTGATGGCCGTAAGGTTACGGCTGGCGAATGTATAACCATCGAAGACGCCTTATATGGCCCTGACGGTCAAGGCCCTTCCCTGGAGGGTCATCGGCAACTACGCGAAGAGGCAACCGTCTTCGGCCCCAAATACTCCGACTGGCATCTGATCTGCTACTGCTGCGAAGGCCGCGGGGAACACGGTTGGTCGCCGCCCAGCTACTTCAACGGCGCTACCGGCCCTGACAGCGGCGATTATGGTTGCGATCCCTGCGCCGGGACCGGCAAGTTCAAAGTAATAACGGAGAGGTGAGCCAGCCCCTTCGGGGGCCGTAACCCGCAGACCGGTGGCAAGCCCGGTCAAAATAACACGGGTTGGAGGAACTAATGTTCATCGTGAACGTCACCCAGGAAGATATCGACCACGGCAAGCCGCTGGATAAGTATTCATGCCCTATCGCCCTGGCCCTTCATCGGGCCGGGTTTCCGGTCTGCTCGGTCTACACCGAGTTCGCCTCGATCATGGATACCGATGGTCACTGGACGGACTACCAGATGCCCGAAGCCGCCGTCGCTTTCGTCGGGAATTTCGATCGTTACACCCACGGCGAAGATACTAGCGGGGTGATCCACCCGTTCAGCTTTGAGCTCGGGATGAGCCGTCAGGAATAGTTGAGGTAAGGTGAGCCACCCACCCTCCGGGGTGGGCGTAACCCGCAAGCTGGTGGCAAGCCCAGCAAACTAAGCGGGGTGGAGGACCCGATGGGGAATCATTGGGACGAAGCCGACCCGACCGATAGGAAACGGGACAAGCGGCTGAACCTGGCAGAAACCCTTCTGGCGACGGTGAAGGCCGATCTTAATGCCGCCGTCACGACCTGTCCCTCCTGTGGGACGGACCACAAGGAAGACTGGGATGAGTTCATGGCTGGTCAAGCCCTGGAGGGGGCGATGACCCGGATCAAGAAGGCCAAGCACCTGCTGGACGTATCCGTTGAGAAACGGCGCTATGGGGTGAAGACCGCGGCTGAGCTAAAAGCCGCTAAAGCATCGGAGGAGTGAATGAGCATAACGGTCCAGACCTATATGGGCGAGGTATTCACGGCCGACTCCTGGGACGACCTGGTCGGTCAACTTAAACTAACCAACTTCTCCCAGCCTCAGGACAAGGCCGAGCTGATGGAACGCGTGGCCTGGAGGATAGAGCAATGGCAGGGGGAAGGGATAAAGTTCGGCACCTGCGAGGACTTCATCCGGGAATTAGACCGGGTGGGGTTCCTCGAGATCACAGATAAACCAAAGGATGGAATATGACGATCAAATATCCACACATCTATGTCAGGCTAGTCGGGGAGGACGGGAACGCCTTCGCCATCATGGGAAGGGTCACCGAGGCCCTTCATTATAAAGGCGTCGACAAAGCCGAGAGGGACCTGTTCCTCAAGGAATGTATGAGCGGCGACTATGACAACCTGCTGCGGACCTGTACCCAGTGGGTCACGTGTGACGCCGACCCCGACGGATAGTGCGGTCCCTTCAACCCATCACGGTGACGTGGTGGGTTGAGATGGGTTACACTGCCCGGGCAGTTGCCCAAATATATAGAAGGGGGCTAGTTATGCCTCACGAACTATCGATCGCCGCCAATGGCGAAGCAGAGATGTTCTACATCGGGGACACGCCCTGGCATGGGCTAGGGCAACGCCTGGAGGGTCCGGCCACCGCGGAGGAAGCTCTGGAGGCCGCGCACCTGGATTGGACGGTCGCCCTTGAGCCGGTCTACCGAGGGACCCATGATTGGTTCAAGACCCGTTACAACGAGGTTGACCCTTACCGATTCATAGTCCGGCAAGACAACGGCAAGGTCCTGGGCCTCCGTACCGAGCACTACAGCCCGATCCAGAACGTCGACGCCTTCGGGTTGTTTGACGCGGTGATGGGACCGGGCCAGGGACAATACCATACGGCTGGCGCCCTGCGTGATGGCAAGATCGTCTGGATCCTGGCGAAGATGGGCAAGTCCTATGAGGTAGTACCGGGGGATGAACTGGAACCCTATATCCTCCTCAGCACCAGCCACGACGGCAGCCTGGGCTTAACCATGCGGCCGACTATGATCCGGGTAGTCTGCTCCAATACCTTACACTTCGCCTTCCGGCGTGGTTCGGCATCGGACATCGTGACGATCCGTCATAGCGGAGATGTCTACAGTAAAGCGGTCCAGGCCCGTGAAGGCTTGGGCCTATCCCAGGCATACTTCGAACGGATGATGGAAGGGGTTGACGGATTGGTCAATGCCAATATGACCACCATCGATATGGAGTCCTTCGCCACGGCCCTGGTGAAGCCCAAGCGTATGGAAGCCGAGGCCGTAGACCCGACGACCCTCCATAAGTATACCCGCGAGGCTATCGACATGCTCCAGCACCTGTTCGTTGAGGGCAGGGGCCAGGAGATCCCCGGCGTCAAGCAGACCGCTTGGGCCGCGTACAATGCCGCTACCGAGTTCGTGGACTACTACGATCGGGTAGGGCATGGGCAGTTAGGAGAACCCGACGAGCACCGCCTAGAGAAGGCCTGGTTCGGCCCTGGCCGGACCACTAAGGGCAAAGCCTGGAACCTCTTGCAAGACTTCTCAAGGGAAGGGGTTTCAGCCTTTAGTGGTTAACCACCGGGACGAACTTCTGATAGGCATGATGCTCCGGCAACGGGGCCATGCCTTGAGCGATATGGACGTTCGCCTGGGCATCGAGTATGTCCGGGCGGGCGGTAACCCACGGGAACCATGGCATTACCTGATATCTACATGGTTGAACAAACTATACAATAGGTCGCCAGGAGGTGATGGCAATGGCTGAGATACTCAGGCTACCGGATAACACCCTGCCCCGATTCGACCGTGAAGTTACCCTGCGAAAGTGGGGGGAGCACGGCCATACCTATAAGGTGGACGGGTTCCCCTGTACGCGCTGCGGCCAATGCACGGGAAGGTCCACGAAAGACCGGCAACCCAAGCCGGAGAGCTGTACCGGAATGACCAGTTGCAGCACGATCAGCGGGATGTACATGAAGGCCAATATGTACGCCGCAGGCCGAAAGAACGGCTTTGATACCATCTTCGGCGAGTACGGTGATGAGAAGAGGAAGACCTTGAACGAAGGTGGATCTATAGTCAACCACCGGACCCAGAAACGGGACTTGTTGAAACTCCGCAAAGAAGCGGAGAAAGTCCCTAGCAAATCATCCATCGCAAGGGACTTTGGGAACCGCGTCCATGAGGAACTGGAAGCCCTTCTGAAAGCCGACAAGATGGGCGTAGAATACTTCATCGACCCCGATCTGGAGGAGTCCACCTATAACATAAGGGAATGGCTGGCAAGCCATGAGTATAACGTCCTGGACTTCGAGGTCACGGTCTATCACCCGGAGATGTTATATGCCGGGAAGATAGACTGCGTAGCCGAACGGGGAGGTAATATCACCCTGTTCGACTGGAAGACCGGCGGCCTATACGACAATGCCCAGGTCCAGCTAGCCGGTTACGCGATGGCTTATAAGGAGATCACGGGCATCGAGCCTACCGCGGCCTGGGTACTCCGAAGCAACCGGCAGATATTCGAGGCTGCCAGAGTAGGAAACCTGAACGCGGCCAAACTGGCTTTCAAGTCCCTTCATGCTGCCAAGGGAGTATGGGACGACCTGACCTGGGCCGATCAAATCATAACGGAGGAAAGATGACGACTGAGATCGTGACATATAAGGACACCTTATCCAATGCCGAGGTATCGCTATCGCTGACCGATGTCAAGCGGTTGTTCTGCCCTAAGGCCACCGACCAGGAGGCCGCACTATTCCTTGAGCTCTGTAGGTATCAGGGCTTGAACCCCTTCGTAAGGGACGCCTATTTGCTGAAGTTCGGCGACGGAGTAGCCACGATGGTCGTGGGGAAAGACTCTTTCACGAAACGGGCCGAGGCCCATCCCCAGTTCGCCGGTATGGTAGCCGGGGTCATAGTCCAGGATAGCTCCGGCGCGGTGGAATACCGGAAGGGCAGCCTAATATTGGATGAGGAGAAACTGGTCGGAGGCTGGGCTGAGATCCACCGGATGGACCGGAAGATACCCACGGAGATCCCGGTGTCCTTCAGGGAATACGACACCGGGAGATCGGGATGGAAGTCCATGCCAGGTACTATGATCCGGAAGGTGGCCCTGGTCCAGGCGCTCCGGGAAGCCTTCCCAAATACGTTCGCTGGCCTCTATGACGCCGCCGAGATGAAGGTTGAACTGCCGGAAGAAGATGCTGCCGAGGGTATGAAACAGATCGCGCCTCCGGTGGTCCATACCTCGAATAATCGTCCAGCCGGAGAGCCGAGCAACCCATCCAAGCCCTTCTGCGACGAGCACAAGGTCTACTTTGAGTCGAAACGAAGCAGCAAGACCAGGGTGACCGGGTGGGTCCATCTGAAGGAAGACGGCGGGTATTGCGTATGGGACGGATCAGCCGCGCCCACCGAGGACGCCGAACCACCGATGGAGTCCGTCCCGGAGGCTATCGAGGAAACCTTTGAAGAAGTAGCCGCCGAATCTACTGACTAGACTATATGGGGTTCGTCCTCCCACGCGGATGCGGGCCATCACTCTGCGCCGTTATGGGCACACAAGGACGATAATGGGGGCCACTACTCCACTAGGATGGCTCCCGCCCCCTCCTAATCTTAGAGGGAAGGATGATGATGAACGACGAAGAATGGGAACCTCTGGAAGATATCCCGCAGCCTGGTGGATGGCAACGGATCGCCCAGAAGATGGGCGTGGTTGTTACACCGGGGCTGATAGCAAAAGTAGAAGACAGACGGCGGCGGCGCAGGTCTGAAGGCCTTATCCGCGAAGCCCGTTTCGACGAGCCACCCGCGCCAAGTACCCCGGACATATGGCAGATGATTGATAAGCTTGATGAAGTAGTGGAAGTCTTGCGGGACCAGAAACGGCCATCGCAAGTAAGCGCGCCGCCCAGGCCCCCGGAACCGCCCCCTCCTATCGACCGGCCTGTTCCATCTAGGCGTCCTACCTGGACGGATACCCCGTGACGCCTCACCAACGCCCGTTCACCTTGACCGTCGTCGGCAATGCCTACCGGTTCAACTGGGAATCCGATCAAGTCCAGATCACCGTTGACCGTATCCGGGAATCATCCCGGCAAGCGCCGACGGCGGAGGTCCGGATCACCGCTTACCCGGAAGGACATATCCACCTCACGACCCTCAACCTCCTGGCGACTCGGTCCCGGAACGAGGTAGCCCGCTTCTGCACGGAACGCGGGAACATGGTGGTAAGGGACTGGTCAGCTATCATAGAGGAGATGTGCGTGGCAGTACTTGACCGGTGGCGCCAGGGCGAGCCGGTAGTATCGCTGGGCCAGGTCAATCCCCCTCCCCAAGCGGAGATGCGCCTAGCCCCGATGCTGATCGACGGCGAGGCCTGTCTTCTCTATGGGGAAGGCGGTATCGGCAAGTCCTACATGGCCGCGCTCTGCGGCCTCCTGGTAGACCAGGGGATAACCTTCGGCCGGCTTCGGCCTATCCAGGGAAGGGTCCTGTATCTGGACTACGAAACGGGCAAATCGGTGACGGCCCGCCGGATCCAGGCCTTGCAGAGCGGTTTCGGCCTGGAGGCACCAAGTACGATCCTCTACCGTTTCTGCTGGCAACCCGTAGCGTCCGAGGTAGACGAACTCCAGAGGATCGTCGCGGAACACGATATCAAGATGGTGATAATAGATTCTGCCGGACCCGCGTGCGGAGGCGAGCCGGAGTCAGCC